TGACAAAGATTGTAAGTTTTTAAATTCCATTTCTTCGTTGATTTCAATTTTACGTTCTCTTAAAGTTTTTATTGTGTATTCTTTATCTGTCATATTTACCTTTATCATTTGCTATCAATCGGCATTGCATTTGTATATCTGATATAAGATAATCTACTTCTAAATCCCTTTCTTTAGTTTTAGGATTATTGTATTTAAGATTGTATAGACGATCACTTTGTATTTTAAGGCCGTCTATTTTCTTACAAAGATCACTAATTCTGTGTAACATTGTTTTTCACCTTGTTAAAAAATGATTTAATTGTATTCCAGTTTTTTTCGTTCTGTTCTTTACCTTTTTCCCATTGTGTCTTTTGGTATTCTTTTATATCTGTCCATTCATTAACTACAAAGTTTTTTACTTTTGCGTCAATGGTTTCTTCCGACTTGGCAATTGCCATTGTCATTAAAGTAATGATTGTTAATAACATCATTGTTCTCATATTATATTTTCCTTCCCATAGTTTTAAAGTCCTTGGCGTCAACCACCATATATGGACCTTTATTATATGCCACACTAATTGTTTTTCCTGGAGGTAGGTGTGTAGCGTAAACTCTCTTTGCTGTACTACCTTCAATTCTATTACCACACGGTATTGAATCTTTTACTTTTAAATGACTTAAATCTAATTCACCTGGTTTAGATTTAACATTTGGTTTTTTAAATACTGTTACATCTTCTAAAGAAGCATTTACACCGATAGACTTCAACCATTGAATATGTTGAAGTCTTGCGATATGTAATTTTTCTTTTTTAGATTGCATTTTCTTTTGGACCTAAGTAATCTCTTTCTTGGTCTTCTTGTCTTTTCTTCTGTGCGTAAGTCATACCGAAGATCGTTTTGTAAAAAGCGTCACGTGGATTTGATGTTTCATAAAGTTTTAAAAGATTATCAAACTTGATGTCAACATTTTCGTAATACTCGGGGTGTTTTTTTTCTAACTCAATGTGATCTTTGAAAAATTGTATTCTATTAGTATAGAAATCTGTTTCTTTTTCTTCTTGTGTTTTTTTATTAGATAGTTTTATATCTTTTTCTTTTGCGACATAAAACTCTTTAAACAAGTTGTCTTTGTCATATCTAAACATAATGTGCTCCTTTTTGTTGGTTATATCTCTATATTATATACGGTTTTGTAATAAATGTCAATCCCTTAATAATCGTTGATTTTAGTCATTTTTTTATCGCTCAGCGACCCGCTAGCCGGCCGATTCGTATTAAGTACGATACTACTTACGTTCATTTTTTACTAGTTTTTCAACTTTTGATTGAATCTGTTTAATCATTGATCCAAACGTTAAAGTGACATATAACCATATCTCACCCGCATATGTAACTGCGATTGCACTCATTAAAATAACAATCATCAATATAAACATTTCCATATTACTTACCTTCTGCTTCTAATTCAATAGATGTATTAATATCTGATTGTGTTTTTGCCCACTCATCAAATTGATCGACTTCATTTTGTAACTTATCTCTAAAAGTAATTAAGTCATCTTTGGCATCAGCAATCTTACCATCATCTATTTTGTCAATTGCCAAATTTAAAATGTCAATTGTTGCTATTGTTTCTATCATAGTTTACTCCTTTGTTAGTGTTAAATTCCTTCTCCTGCTGTGTATGGTGTTTTAACAATTTCTTCAGCAGATGAATCAAGTTCTACATATCCTTCTTCTTTTGCATAAGGATCTGATAAATCATAAACCACTTTACCATAATATTCTGTATCACCACTTTCTAAATAATCAGCGTCTACCATATAGGTTTCAACACCATCTTTTGTTTCTGTAATTTCGTGGTTAATCTGTGAGTGGTCAATACCACATTCACCAAATAACTTATCGGCTTCGTCTTTATCATTTGCCAATACTTCTTGTTCAATCACAAGTGTATAATAAGTTTTCTTTCTATAAAGATTTTTACCTACATCTTTATCTGTAAACATCACGTTTGTATCAATTGCCATAATATAGTCCTCCTTATCAATTTACCTTTTTACTTTTGTCCTCACTACTCATTAATAAAATGATATAATGAATAGCTTTTAATAAATCTTTTCTATTCTTACCGTCTTTTTTACCATATCTACAAAGATACTTAATTGCATTTGCTTGACAAAAATCTTTATCAATGTCAAGTTGTCTTAACATATCTTGTACTTGAAACCCATCTTCGGTTGTACTGTAGTGTTGACCGTAAGTTGATTTGATGTAATCAAAAATCTCTTGTATAATTTTGTCTTCTTTATATTTCATTTACTTCCTCTTTCATTAAATAGTTTACTTCTTTTCTTAATTCTCTAATACTCATTTTATTAAAATTCATAAATCTTGGTCTAATACCGTTGATTGATTTGTATTCGTCCCATATATAATTAATTAAATTATCTCTTACTAAATCTCTTAATGTAAAAATACCATATTCAATCCAGTGGTTTTCATCTTCTATCATTAAACTTTTCCAGTTACCAGTGGTATTTCTATGTTCTTCGTTATACTTACGAGTTTCTTCGTTGTATTTTTTAATATAATTAATTAAGTTTTGAGATAGTTGTTGTGTCATATTAATCACCGTGTTTAAGTAAATAAGCCATTTCATCAAAATCAGTCATATCTGTGACTAAGTTTAGATTTTCAATGTTTTCTAATTTATTAGCAGCGTCATCTAAAGACATTTCATTATTAATTAATTTGTCTTTAATGTCATCTACTTGTTTTTCGACTTGATTTGTGTAGTACATTTTAGTTTTCATAGTGTTTACTCCTTTATTATGTCTATATAATACAAGGTTTTACACTAAAAGTCAACCATTATTTTTATTAAATAAATCAATAAAATCAAGGGTTTATTTTAAAAATGTTCTTGTTTTGTTCTGGTTTGTAATTATTTCCAGTTATTTTTAACCCATTCTTGGTCCGAATCGTGTGGATTTGGACTACCGTGGAACACACAAACCTTGGCTTCAGGGTGTTGTTCAAAGGTCCATTTACTATTATGAAATCTCTCACCCTTTCTATCATACCATTTATATGATTGTGTCCACGAATCAGGAAATGAGATAGTGTCTTTGTGTTTCTTAATTAGATCAGTTATAATGTTTTGGTCACCAGTGTGTTTTTTAAAATCAGTTCGTTTTCTCATATACTCTTCCCATATCAATTTACTTGTAGTTGTATTATTAAACTTCATTATACTAGAATTAAATTGACCACTACTTGGATTAAAGTCATTCATACCTACAAAATTATGATCTTTACCACAAGTAAAAAAACAATCAATGTTTTTAACTATCACCACATCTAAATCCATATACAAAGTATTACCTACTAAATTACTTTCTGGACTAAACAATTGTAATTTATTAAACCAACCCTCAAAGTCGTGGTGTTTAAATTGTCTAAACTCGATTTGATGACCAGGTAATGTTCTTTTTAATCTTCTTTGAATAATCGTACTATCAGTAAAACAAATAAACTTGTGTGGTATTGTTGTGTGCCGTTGTACCATATTATACAACTTTTCAACATATTCTATTTTGTATTTGTCCCCATAATAGACACAAGCAAAATTCATCTTACGAATATTGGTACGTTAATACTTCGTATGCAGTACCATTCCCTATTTCTTCTAAAGTAAATTGATGTTCAGTTATAAACTTTAGCCATTCATTAATAGTTTTTCTTCCAGGTCTAAAAGGTTTTTCTATAAATTTTGGTAACCTTGATGACACTGGCGCAGCAACATTTTTACCAGCACAAATTACTGGTACTTTATTTAAGATTGCATCTATTGCTGATAAACTCATATTGGTTACCAAACAATGACAGTCTTTTAAATCATCTTTAATATCAGTATTCCACCATTCATTATTAGGTCTTGGTTTGTTTCTAAATCGTATTTCTCTATTTGTGTACTTTTTTAATTCTTCTGTAACAGCGTAAGTCCATTCTTCTTGTGTACAACCATTTGTATGATAAGTTACTGTTTGAGAGGATGGCGCAACTAATATATGTTTTGTTTCGCCTGTATACCAACCTTTAAACTCTACATCTAAACCCTTATGTCCAAGTTCATTTAATCTATGTCCTTGACCAACTTTTCCTTTTGTAGAGTGAATACGACCTTTACATATTCTAAAATAAGTTTTATCTTTATCGTGTATTTTAGGAATAGGATAACGTGTGATTTGTTCTGTAATATATCCTACATCTACATACCACCATTCTTCTCCTCGTTCTCCTACTTCTTTAATATCTTTTATATTGTTACCACCTAATCCCCAAAAAAAGTGTACAGGTTTACCTTCATCTTTCCAACCCTTTTCTATATACGGCCAGATTTGATGTGATAAACAATCACCCCAGGATAATTTGTGTGTTATAATCATTTGTTCTTTATCCTGTTCCAAGCATAACCATTTTCTATCTCGCTCATTAGATATTGATTTGATAGTAAACTATCTATCCACGCCTCTCTATTTGTAGGATAATATGGTTTTTCTATTTGTGTTAAATCCATATTAGATACAGGTG